CTTCCATTCTTCAAGATGCCACTACTTTTGCCAAGTCCTGGGCCTTGCGGTATTTGCCGCGGCCCAGGCCCCTTGGCCTCGGTAGTGGCACGTCTGCTTGTCTCGAGAATACTCGTCGTGAAGGTGGCCTTGCGGCCGCCATACGCGAGCTCCTCGACGCCGCTCCTCCGATCGACCTCGAGGCCCCTCCTGGATTACTTCCCCAGGAATGGGGTCTCTTGACCGCCGAAGCCCGCCTTGCGAGGCTGCCTCTCCCGAGGCCAAGCGCGAAGGTGGCGGTGGTCCGCGAGTACGGCCTCAAGGCCCGCGTGGTGACTAAATCACCTGCGGCCCTTGTGGTCCGTGCTCATGCGGCCCGCCGCCGTCTCATGCTTGGCCTCCGTCGAGACCCCCTCGTAAGGCGGGTTCTGGCCGGAGAAGGCGAGATCCACGGTCTCTCCGTCCCGGTTGGGACGGCGGGTCCGTTGGGTCTCGTCTCCTCCGACCTGAAGAACGCGTCGGATCTGCTCCCCCTGGACCTGGTGGGGGCCATCATTGATGGCCTGGCCGGGTCCGGGAAGTTCTTACCCGATGAAGTAGACGCCCTTCGAGTCGCCGGTGGCCCTCAGTTTGTCGACTGGGGTTCTGGAGAGATCCAGACCTCCAGGGGCATCCTGATGGGCCTCCCGACTACCTGGTCCCTCCTACATCTCTTCCACGCGTTCTGCTTACAGCAGGCGCGTGAGAATTCTTTGCCGGAGGGGCCTGGGGACGATGTGGTTCTCCGGGCACAGGTTTGCGGGGACGACGCCATAATCCTCGGGAGCATACGTGCTCTCGATGCTTATGACGCCGCCCTCACCGCCTGTGGAGCTCGTAAGAGCCCCGGTAAGCACTTTCGTTCTGTCGAGGGTGGATTGAAGAATGGTGAGCTCCGGGGGTTGTTCCTGGAGCGTCCTGTGGTCGCGGCTTGGGGGCCGGCAGCCCTCATGTTTTCACATGAGTACTGCCTGACCCTCTCCGGCCTCGTCAACCCCGACGAGGGGCTCCATTGCGGTGCCAGTCAGACCGTCGCGAGTGATCGCGTCGCTCCAATTGGGATCGTCATCGAGTCCCTCTGTCGTTCGTTGATGAGGCTGGGGGAGACCGAGATGAACACTCTCGTTGATAAGATCTACCGGGTCCAGGGGACACTCTGGGCCCGGGAGGTCCTCAACGCGAGGTCCGTCCCGGCTCTCCTGCCGCGCTCATTTGGAGGCATGGGCTTTATTACCGGATCTTGGCCGGCGACGCTCGTTAAGAGGGTCGCTTCCAAGTACGTCCGTAAGGCCCTCGCCGTCCAGCTGACGGGGCCGCCGGAGATGCGCTCTCTGTTTCAAGAGGGCCTCTCCTGCGTTGCCGCCAATGAGGACGCTGCGACCTTATTAGATCGCATAGTGCATTCGGTGGGAACCGAGCTTCCGACCCGACGTGCGCCGGGAGGCGCGCCTTGGTACGATTGCGGGCCGGTCAACGAGTTTATTGTTGACCAGACCGTCCTCGCCCAGGAGAACCTCTCCTTGTGCATGCCGTTGGAATGGCTCGGTGTCCAGAGGTGGGGTTTGGCTGACCGCCGGGCCAGGGTCTGGCGAATTCGTGAAGAACTCGTCAAACGCTGGCCCGGGGCCAGACCCATCTCCAGGCATCGGATCCGTGATTTAGTCACGAACCCGTTTCCCACTGTCTACATACCAGGAACGGAAGATACTCGCTACCCGGGGACCTTCGGGGTCCCTTGGGTGGCGGGTATGTCGTACC